CGTCAACACGTAGTTGACGGTTGATCCGCCGGTGACGACAGGGGTTCGCTCGCGTCGAAGGTAGCCGCGCTCCTCCAGCGCTCGGGTCATGGTGCGCACAGCGCCGCGCTCGGACGGCCCGGCCGCGATGATCCGCTCTTCGGTGATATCGAAGTCGTCCGCGTGGCTGGCCATCCATGCGAGCAGCCCGCGAGCCGCCCAGGGCAGCTCTGCGTCTCGCACCCAGTCGTTGGAGATGATCGTGAAGTGATCGGTCGGCAGGGGACCGCGCCGGATCGTGATGCTCAAGGGTGCCTCTTTCAGATTGGGCACCCTGACGAGTTGTCCTGGCTGTATGTCGCCGGTAGACTCACGGGTGCCTCGAACGATCAGATAGAAGTGCCTCTCAACGCCTCGGACTTGCCGGTCCGGGGCGTTGCTTATTGTGCACCCGTCACGCGGCGGGCGACAGGATCTCCGGCTCGTCGTACCAGATGCGCCGGGTCGGCCGGACGAACTTCTCCAGCAGGGTCGACACGCGCCAGAGCGGTTCGGCGATGTCCGGGTAGTCGACAGGCGGAAGAAGCTTCCGCTGCCGCCACTGCTGCGGGGTGGTGCGCTCCACCCGCATGTGCCGGGCGATGCCCGCCAGGTCAACGATCTGCTCCGCCTGCTGCTGCGCCCTGATCTGCCGGGCGTGCGGGTCGCCGTCCAGCAAGGCGTTGAGCCGGATGATCTCGTCCTTCATCATCGCCGTTTCGTTGCGGAGTCGCTCGTTCTCCGCCGCGATCCTGCTGAGGTTGTCGTTCGCCTCCTGCCACTTCGCCTTATAGCTGATGCTGCCCATGGGGTGTCCTCGCTCTTGGTGCCGGGGGATCGTAGGTCACGAGCATACAGTAGGAGCATGATCGAGTCGACGGGGTCAAGATCGTTGACCCCCTCTGTAGCGTCGGGGTTGACAGCGAGGTAGTCTGTGCCTCAGCATGATCCCACCGACCCACCGACCCACCGACGAAAGGCCCGACATGCTCACCGACATCACCGCAGCCACCTCCGCCGCCGCCCTGGTGGCCATCCTGGTTGCCATCGGAGTCCTGCTGGCCCGCGCCAGCCGCTGGCCCGACTTCACCGAGCCGCCCAAGCACGCCCCCCACCCCGACGCCTACCGGCCCCGGCCGTACGACCAGGTGATCCTCTCCGAGGCGTACATCAGCATCCCGCTGCCCAAGGTCGGCGACGACGGAGAGCTGGTGGAAGACATGGCCCCGATCTCCGCGCCGCCCGTCATCGAGGAGGAGCCGATCGACGAGCTGGACCCGCGCTGGGACTGGCAGGCGTACGCCGACGCGCAGGAGCGGGAACTGGTCGCCGCCTGATGGAGGAGACCACGGTCCACATCGAGACGGTCCGCACCCGGGAGATCAGGCGCAACGTCGGCACCCTCACCGGACTCGGGAAGAGCCTGATCGCCGAAGGCCAGCGCCACCCGATAACCCTGTGGAAAGACGGCACTCTGATCTCCGGCTTCCGCCGCCTGCGTTGCCACTTCCTGCTCTCCGGCGGCCAGAACCGCACCGGCTTCAAGCACATCCACGCCGTCTTCGTCGACACCATCGAGGACGCCGCCAAGCGGCTGCTCGCCGACGCTCAGGACCCGGAATGCGCCCAGCCGATGACCTGGTCCGACGCCTGCCGCCTCTGGGAGCTGATGCGCAAGCTCGACGAGCCTGCCGCGCTCAAGCGGGCCGAAGCTGCCCGCCGTCGGGGCGTGGAGCTGCGCACCAAGACGCAACTCGGCGAGCGTAAACCGGGCCGCTCCAGCCACCGCACCGACGACTACGTCCTGACCGTGCTTGCCGAGCCGTTCGGGATCTCCGCCGCCACCGCCCGCCGGGTCGAGGTCATCTACCAGACCGCCACCGGCGTCATCGGGGCCGACGAAAAGAAGCGCCAGAAGGCCGAGCGCATCATGGGTGAGCTGGATGCCAGGCGCGCGACGCCCTGGGCCAGCTACCAAGAGCTGATGGGTCTGAAGCAGAGGACCCCCGCAGCGAAGGCGCAGGCCGAGCCCGTCGAGTCCGCCGACGCGGCCAAGCAGATCTCCGCCTGGGACCGGGCGCTCCCGCCCTTGCAGGGCCTCATCTCGGGCCTGTCCGAACTTGGACCCCCGAGCCGTGATCTGACCTGGGAGCAGGTCGGACCCGTGCACGCCCAGCTCTCCTACGCCAGGCGCGAGCTGGAGAAGATGATCAAACAGATGAAGGAGATCAGCAACAGATGAGCAGTCCCCGCACCGCCACGCAGGAGATCGTCGAGGTCAAGGTCGGTGACCTCTGGGTTGACCCCGCCGTGCAGCGCGCCCTGAAGAAGCACCGCGTTGCCACCATGGCGGCCAAGTTCGACTCGTCCGCCCTCGGCGTGCTCACCACGTCGTTCCGGTCGCCCAAGCGCATCCACATCATCGACGGCCAGCACCGCTACCGCGCCGCCGAAGCCGCTGGATACGAGGGCGTCATCCTCACCAACCAGTACAAGGGCCTGACCATCGCGCAGGAAGCTGCCCTGTTCCGGCAGCTCAACGACGCCGACAAGGTGTCGGCCGTCGACCGGTTCATCGTCGCCTGCGTGGAGCAGGACCCCGACACGCTTTACATGAACGCGATCCTCGCGACCGAGGGATGGACGGTCTCCGCGTACGGCGGCGAGGGCCGCATCACCGCCATCAGCAGCCTGGAGCGGGTCTACAGCCTCGACCCGGACGCCGCCAAGGCTGCCGTCCACGTGCTCACCGTCGCGTACGGCCACCGCCCTGCCGCCATGCAGGGCTCGCTCCTGGTCGGCCTGGGCCGGGTCCTCGCGAAGTACAAGCTCGATGTGGACCTGGACGACCTCGCCCAGCGGCTGGCGAAGTTCCCGGGCAGCGCCGACGGGCTGGTCGGTCACGCCCGGGGGCTCATGGTCACCCGCACGGGCAACCTGTCCACCTCGATCGCCCGGGTCATCGTGCAGCTCTACAACCAGCGCCGCCGCTCCACCGCTCTCGCCGCCTGGGAGTGACCGCGCCATAGCCCGAGCCCGCCGCCTCCGCCCGGGGCGGCGGGCTCCCGCATCTCCGGGGATGTCACATGCCTAGCAGTACTCCGAAGCCCGACCCTTCCGTACGCTGGCCGTACTGCTCCGACTGCCACCACAAGCACGAGCCGGGATCAGACTGCCCTCAGACCCGCTCGTGGGGTGTCGCCTGGATCAAGCGCCCGATGCCTGACGGCCAGTGGCCGCCCGACGAGCGCGCCCCGCGTGATGACTCGTTCTCCTGGCTGGTCCGGTCGCATTGCGGCCACGTCGGCAAGCTGTGGGCGTTCTACCGTGAGGCCGACGCCGACCAGTACGAGGGAATCTTCCGGGCGAACCCGTGTCACTACACCCGATGCCAAGATCAAAAACGACGGAGGAGATGACGAATGAACGCAGCCAAGGCCAAGCGACGCTGGCTGAGGTGGTGCCGGTACGTCGCGGCCACCGGTACTAAGGCGGGACCGTACGGCGGCGGCTACCACTCCGGTCACGTCAAGGCGTATGACAACCACATGTTCGCCGGGCGCTACGCGCCGATCGGTGCCCGCGTCCCGTACTACCCGCGCTGGTCCTGGGGACGTGACTGATGGCGAACTTTGCCTGGCCGCACACCCCGAACGGCAGTATGGCCCGCATCATCCTGCGCGGCGGCCCGTTCGACGGCGAACAGGTCGGCTTCCTGCCGCCCGACACCGCCGCCCCCGCCCAGATCATCTGGTCCGGCTGGTTCCCGTGGGGTTTCGACGCCTACCTGTACGAGTGGCGCGGCGAGACCGAGATGGACCGAGGCCGCACCTCCGCCCTAATCCTCCGGCCACCCATCCGCCAGGACGAACACCTGCGCGTCTACCGGGGCCGCCGCGTTCCCGTCGAGGACATCCCGTCAGGCGTCGGCGACCACGCCGACCTATGGGCCGACGGAGCCGCCATGATCGTCGCCGCCTACGCCGTCCCTGCCGAAGTGATCTGGCCCGGCGTGTAGCCGGTAGGCTGGCGGCAGGAGGAGCCGCCCATGACCCGCCGACGTAACGGTAAGACGAACGATCACTCTCGCTCGCCCGAGATCCTGAACGCCCTGGAGCGCAAGAAGCTCGACCTGGACCCGCTGCTCGACGCCTGGGAGCAGCAGCCCGGAGAGAACGGCCGCGACTACGGCCTGTTCTGCATGTACCGCGACCATGGACGCATCCGCACCGTGGCCCAGATCGCCGGGATGGCCCCGCTGACCTTCGCCACGGTCGCCCGGATCGCCCGGATGAAGCGCTGGGTAGAACGCGCCCAACGCTGGGACGCCGAACAGGACCGCATCAACGCGATCCGGCTGGCCGACAGGCGCGAGGAGATGGCCAAGCGCCACGCGAAGGCCGCCGGTGAGCTGATGGAGAAGGCTCTGGCCCGGCTGAAGACGCTCAACGTCGACAAGATCTCCCCGCATGCTCTGGTCCTGATGCTCACCGCCGCCGCTCAGATCGAGCGCGCCGCCCTGGGCCTGGACCGCAACGCCGTTGCCCCGCAGACCTCCGTCACGGTCGCCGCGACCTCGGCCACCGACGACGCGGGCAAGCCGCAGGTCCGCGTCGAGGTCGGAGTCCAGCACGACCGGATCATGCAGACCCTCGACGATATGGTGAGCCGGATGACGCCCGAGCAGTTGGCCGCCGGGTACGAAGAGCTGACCGCGAGCGCAGAGGAGGCGATTCGCGGGCTGGACGCCGCCCTTCCTGCACCTCCTCCTCCGCAGTGAAGGCGCTGGCGCGGCAGGGGGTCGCCCGTGTGCCGGGCGGCCGGGCGACCCCCGGTGACCGCGCATGGCCGGGGCGGGGGGACAGGTGGGGCGGGTCGACACGTGAAAGTCGTAGCTCGGCACCGGCCTACGGGTACGGCCCGAGAGCGACATCCGCCATCCTCCCGCCCCTTGCGTATCGTTTTCGATCATGAGCCTGTCCGCCGCCCAGAAGCTGGCCCTGCTGCCCGCCAGCCTCCGTAAGTCCTGGCTCAAGGAGCAGTCCCGCGAGACCCTGGACGACATTCTCAAGGGCGCATGGTGGTGGGTCGGCCGCCCCGAGCAGTTCAAGCCCCCCGGCGACTGGCTGGTCTGGCTCATCCTGTCCGGCCGAGGCTGGGGCAAGACCCGCACCGGCGCGGAAGACCTCCTCGACCGCGTCTTCAAGCACCCCGTCGACTCGATGGGCCAGCGCACCGAGTGGCTGGTCATCGCCGAGACCCTGAACGACTGCCGCACCGCCTGCATCGAGGGCAACAGCGGAATCCTCAGCGTGCTTACGCGCATGGGCCTGGTGAAGGGCAAGGACTACCGGTACTGGAAGTCCCCCAAGCTGATGATCGAGTTCGCGTCCGGGCAGGTCATCTACTTCGAGGGCGCGGACAACGCCGACGTCGGCCGTGGCTACAACGCCGCCGGGTTGTGGGCCGATGAGCTGGCGAAGTGGCGCTACACCTGGAACGCCTGGTACGAGGGCATCCTGCCGTCGCTGCGGGCCCCGCTGATCGGCGACCACCCGCGCGCCGTCATCACCACCACCCCGAAGCCGATCAAGCTGTTGATCGAGTGGAAGCACAAGACCGACGGCACCGTGGTCATCACGACCGGCAGCATCTTCGACAACATCGCCAACCTGTCCCGCCACGTCGTCGAGGAGTTGAAGAAGCTCTACGAGGGCACCCGCGCCGGATTGCAGGAGCTGTACGGCCACCTGATCGAGGAGGTCGAGGGCGCGCTGTGGCAGCGGCCCATGATCGAAAACAATCGCGTGAAGGCCACTGACCTGCCCGAACTGAAGCAGGTCGTCGTCTCGATGGACCCCGGCGCGACCGGCTCCGGCGACGAAACCGGCCTGATCGTGGCCGCCCGGGGATACGACGGCGACGACTACGTCCTGGCCGACGCCACCAAGAAGGTCGTCGGGCACGCCGCCGCCCGCCTCGCCTGGGAGACCTTCCGCGCCTGGGGCGCAACCTGGCTGATCATCGAGACGAACATGGGCAAGAAGTGGCTCATGCAGGTCGTCACGGACGCGTACAAGGAGATGCAGGACGAGGGCCTGTTCGAGCCCGGCCCTCCGCCGGTCAAGGAGGTCACCTCCCTGGCGGGCAAGAAGCTGCGCGCCGAACCGGTCGCCTCCCGCTACGAGCAGAACCGCTGGCACCACGTCGGCACGTTCATCGAGCTGGAGGACCAGCAGTGCACGTGGGTCCCCGGCGACGCCGAATCCCCGGACCGGATCGACGCCCTCGTGCAGGCTGGCCTGTTCCTGATGGGCCGCGAGAACAAGCTGGTGCGCATCGCGGCCCCGGCCAACATGACGATGCCCGTCAGCTCCCCGTACGGCTAGACTGCCCGCGATAGGGCGCAGCCGGGTTCACCGCCTCCGGTCGCGGTCTGTGGGATGAATCGCGGCAGTGCCGCGACACTTAAAACGGCCGGACTACCCCGATCGCCAGGGGCTCCGGCCGTCCCCGTCTACGGCGAACGGCCGGTCCCCCGGGGGTGGGGACCGGCCGTTCTGGTGTCCGAGCCTACGCTGCGCGCCGACCCCGTGCGGGCCGTCGGGTGCGCCGCAGCCGGGCCAGCCGAGCCCGCCGGATGTCGGCCAGCCGGTCGATCAGCTCGGAGATGTCGCCCGAGTCCATGACGTCGAAGGTGCGGATGGTCCGGACGCGCTCGGCGTACGGCAGCTCGGAGCGGCACAGGTCGGTGGCGTACGCGATCTGGTCCCGCGTCGGCTTGAGGGTGCGCCGCCACGAGTTGATCACCGGGGTCTCGATCGTGTCCTTCTCCAGCGTCTCCATCGCTGCTACCTCCGCTCCTTCCGGGGGTTGTCTCTCTCCAGGGTGACTGATGATCGACGGATGTCAAGCCGGAATCGACAAAACCGTCTATCGGGGGTTGACAGTGCGCGTGGTGGCGACTAACGTGGAACACGACAGACCGGCCAAGGAGGCAGCAATGCAGGTAACCACCAGCCCCGCCGCACGATGGGCCACCGAGGGCACCGAATACCCCCACCGTGGCGACCAGCCGCAGGAGGCGTGGAGCGCACTCCAGATCGCCCAGAGCAACGGCGCGTACGGCGGCAGGACCGTCCAGTTCGTCACTCCCGACGGCCTGGTCAGCGGCGAACTGGTCCGCGCCGGGCACTCCAGCGAGAACCCCGGCCACGTCCTGATCCTGACCGGCGACATCCGTAACCGCGTCTGGAGCACCATCCCCAACGACACCACCGTGCTGGTGATGCGCTGATGGATGCCGCAATCGCCGACGCGATCAACCGCGAGGACGCCCGGAAGATCGCCGAGTTCTACGACGCCACGGACCAGCCGTACGCCCCGTTCTACTACGTGATCCCGCCCCGCCCCTGGTACTACGGCCCGATGGCCGAGACGTTCATGGGCGAGAACGACGCCACCAACGGCGACCGCGCGTGGCTGATCGGGCAGGTAACGGTGTTCATGCCTGGCCTGCGCTTCGACGGTGCCCCCGCCGACTGCGACTGGGACGGCTTCTTCGCCAACATCCGGGCCGAGATCGAGGCCCGACGAACACGTGACCCATCCGCTCCTTCCGTGCGGGTTCAGCCCCTGTGCGGGATGGTGTAGGGTCACGGCAGACGGAGGGGACCGGATCGGCCTTGTGCCTCCAACGGTCTGTCAACCCGAGCGGCGTTTGCCCCCGTGATCCCGCTCGGGAGGTATGGCCATCCGGTCCCCTCCTCGTAGATAGCCCCGGCCGCCGCCAGCGCCGCCGCACACCCCGCCGAACGGCGGCCGGGGCGCACCGCCCGGATATCCACACCCTGAGGAGAAACCCTGTGGACCTGACTCTGTACGTCGCCGATGAGGACGGCCAGATCAACCTCGACGGCATCGCGCCGCCCGGCACGCACTACACGGCCGCCCGCAACGAGAACACCGGCGTCGTGCGCCTGACCCCCGTCAAGGTCAACACGACCACCCCGAAGGCCGCCGCCACCTGCCCGGTCGACGACGAGGATGACCCGTTCGGGGAAGACGAGCCGCAGGGCTGACCCAAGACCAGCAAACGCCCGTGAGCTAGTTGTGCACACCCGCCGGGGTGTTGACGGAGACGAAAACCGGGCAAGTCAGATGGTGTCCGCGAGACGAACCGGTAAGCCATCTGATGCAACACCGAGAAGCGGTTGACACTAACCGTCGATTGTCGGGAACCTAGGCCGCTTCTCACCTGGGGAGATAGCTCAATGGCAGAGCCGAAGAAGCCGCCCGTCGCCGGGCGTGCAGAAACGAGACGCAGGTTCGATTCCTGCTCTTCCCTCGACAGACATTCACTGGAGGAGGCAACCATGCACATGCACGGCCTGAAGCTTTACCGCGTTGGCGAGGGCGGCGATATCAGCTACCTCGCCGCCGAGCCCAACTACTACTTCCCGGTCAACATGCCGGACGGTACGGTCGCCCTGTTCCCGCTCCGCCAGGCGATCATCGCCGAGATTGACCGGATCGTGGAGGTGGTCTACCCGTCCGCCCCGGCCGAGCCCACCGACGGTGAGCAGACCGGCGAGGACCAGCCGCAGAAGGAGGGCGAGCAGCCGGAAGGCTGACCACCCGGGGGAAGGCAGGGAGCGCAGGGCCGAAAGCCCTGGCCCGGGTTCGACGCCCGGCTTCCCCTCGCAGAGGATCATCAGGTGTCACGGCAACTGACCGGCAACGTGTCCGGAGGGACCCCGTCGACTGCTCAGCCTGATGCCAACCGATGCCGCCGGACCCGAGCACCCGGCGGACCCTGTAGCTCAGCAGAGCGCCCCGGAGCCCGTTTAAGGGATCACAGGGACGCCGGATAGAGCACCTGCCTCACGGCAGGAGGTCGGCGGTTCAAATCCGTCCAGGGTCACGCGACTCGCCTTGCAAGGCGACGACGCTGGTAACAGGAAACGGCGACGAAGCGCGAGCGGATGCATACGCGGACGGGGAAGCGCCGGAGTACCGCCCACAGCACTATGGATGTGCAGCTCCTACAAGTGGGGCAGGGGCCGGGTTCAAATCCCGGGTGGGCACGAGGGAGCCCCGCCGCCACGGGGCTCCCGATCAAGTCCCGCCCGGACAGGAGGAACCATGCGTACCAAGTTCACGGCCGCGCTGCTCACGCTCGCCGCCTCGCTCGGCCTGCTCATCGCCGCCCAGCCCGCCCAAGCCGCCCTCACCGACTGCGCCGTCGGCAACTTCTGCTGGTGGACCGGTCAGAACTACACCGGCACCCGCTACACGTACAACAAGAGCACCATCGACGCCGGTACCCGCCACGGCATCCGCCTCGGCACCCTCGCCAGCAACCAGGCCGACTCCTGGTACAACCACACCACCGTGGCCATCAACATCTACGACAGCGGCACCTGCGGCTACAGCCCCTGGACCCGCACCCTCTCCTCCGGCCAGTACGCCACCTCCCAGGGCTCCGACTGGGGCAGCCGCATGTCGTCGTTCCAGATCACCGCGTACGCCCCCAACTGCTAGACCCGCAAGGATTGCCGCATAAGCCTCAACAGGTAGAGCTTCCGGGGGTGCAAATTCCGGAGTGACCGGGTTCGACTCCCGGGGCGGCAGCGAGAGAAGCGGCAAGGACGCCTACTGGCCACAGCGCGTACCCTCCGAGCCGGGCCTGCACGGTTCTCAACGCAGGATCAACGGGACGTAGCTCAGTCAGGAGAGAGCGCCGCCTTCCTAAGGCGGAAGTCGGAGGTTCAAATCCTCCCGCCCCGGCGGATGCATCAGCAAGGTAGGAAGGCGCACCCGCCCTCAGAAGGCGGGCCACGACGCCGACTCATGATCCGAGATGGTGCTGTCGGCCAGAAGTACGGAGCAGGTGCGACACCTCGCGCGGAAACCACTGGTCGGCGGGTCGCCAGTAGACCCCGAGGAGTGCCCCCGTGGCCACGGCGCGGCGCTGTCTACTGGCGACCTACCACGCGTAAGAACCCTGGAGGAGGACCCCATGGGCGAGAAGAGGCAGCCCAGGAACGTTCAGAAGCTCGCCGCTGACGCCGCCGCCCGGTCGGCCGAGAAGCCTGCCAAGAGGCAGCCCACCGTCGCCAAGAAGATCCGCCTACGCGGCGGCCAGCCCCCCAAGGTCAAGGGCAAGCCCAACGCCGTACTCAAGCTCATCACCGACGCTCTCAAGCGGCAGGAGGGCCGGTAGATGGCCGCCCGGTACGTGAAGATCGCCCCCAAGACGCTGGTCGTCGTCGGCTCTCTCGCCGGGACGATGCAGCCCCACCGATTCATCCCCGACACGTGGACCGGTTCCTCGTGCATGGCCTGCTTCGCCCCGTGCGATGCCACCCAGCACCCGTACATCACCCTCGACCTCAGCCACCGGCCGAAGCGCCGCAAGGCGATGCGATGATCCGCCTGACCGACCTCGGGAGAATCGGGCCCGCCCTGTTCGAGGTCCGGGAGATGCTGGGCATCAGCCGCCGCGAGGCCGCCCGCCGCATTGCCGAGGCCACCGGCAGGTCCGAGACCAGCGGCAACGCGCAGGTGTGGGAGTGGGACCGAGCGAAGCGCCGCCCCGACCTGTACTCGATGCGGTTCCTGCTGGACGTGCTCGGCATGGACCTGGCGCTGGTGGAGAAGCAGGGTGACGTGCGCACCTGGCCGCGCCTGCTCGACCCGCCCGACAATGTCACGAAGGTTCGCACGGAGACGGGGACCGTTTTCACCCGGATGGGCGAGGGCGGCCATTACTGGTCGGCCAGAGGCTGGGAGAACGGTGTCTCGTGGGCGCAGGTGCTGCGCTGGGGGCCGGTGGAGGAGGTCAAGGATGCGGAAGCTGTCCGGGCGGATCAGCCGGAGGATCAGGGACGGCCGGATTCCGGCTGAGGCCCTGCCGTGGAAGCGGATCGACACGGCTGACCCGCCGTCTCCGGCGGCCGTCCGGTCGGCTCATGGCCGCTCGCTCGGGGCCGGTCATCGGCGGGACGGGACGCGAGGTGAAGGGCTCCACGAGTAGTTACCGGCGAGTACGGGTGCCAGGATTCCCGGGGAAACACCCCGCAGGATGCGAGCAAAACAGAACAAAGGCGGCGTAGCTCATTGGACGCAGCACCGGCGCTACGGCGCACGGAGGAGGCAGGTTCGATTCCTGCCGCCGCCACGAGCAGTCTGAGGTGCGCCCACGACTGGTCCGATCAACTCAAGGTGCACGCCCCACGCATCCGGGGTTAAGAGGGATGATGCACACAAAAGAATCTCCCAGCGCCCTGGGTTTACGCCCCTGGGGGATATGACTGGCCCCTACGGTCGAACCGCAGCACCAACGCGGGAGTGAGGAGGCCCCGGTGGAGATCACGGGCTTGAAGCCGGGCCGGTAGCGAACCTCCCCGTAGGGGAACCATGGTGAGGTAGCTCAACAGGCAGAGCGACGCCAGGCCGTACGACGGGAGGACAGTGTCCGAGCACGCCCCGTACGGCCCCCGGGTTCCGGGGAAGCGCGGCGTAGAGATGCAGGTTCAAGTCCTGCCCCCACCGCACTTGCGCGCCACGTCAGGCGTGTGTATGCTGTGAGTAGACAGATTCCTGGAGGAGGAAACATGACCAACCTCGACAGCAGCGACAAGGACGCCTACACCGAGGCGTTGCATGCCGAAGAGCTGCGCGCCGCGCTCACCGTCGCCGCCGAAGGCGCGGTGAAGCACGGCACCGACCGGGACTGGGCCAACGCCTGGCTCCGCAAGCTCGGTGCCAAGCAGATCACCGGCACCGCCGAGTACCGCATGCGCGTCCCGCTGACCGGCTCCTACGGCTGGCGCTGCAAGGCCACGTCCCGCGAGGAGGCGGCCAAGAAGTTCCTGGAGCAGGTCACCCGCGTCGCCGGTCAGGGCAAGATCACCGCCGACGGCAGCTACGACAACGTCTACGACGTGAAGTTCGACGAGCCCGTGACCGTCGGCGACGTGCAGTTCTTCTCCGGCCCGGAGGACCCGGCCGAGTCGACCGAGCCGGTGCCCGGCCTGGACGCGCTCAAGGTCGAGATCCGCAAGATGATCATGGAGGGCGTCGCCGTCCAGGGCTGGGGCTACTCCTACGCCCGGCGCACCATCGCCAACATGGGCCTCGACCCGCTGCCCAACTACGGCTACAAGACCGTCGAGGTCCCCGTCTCCGGCACGGTCTCGGTCAGCGTCAAGGTCTTCGAGGACGCGAGCATGGACGAGATCCAGGAGACCACCGCCGCGACGATCCGCAAGCAGGGCACCGTCTCGGTCAAGCCGGACGAGATCGGCGAGGTCAGCTCGCAGGACGAGGACGCGCAGGACGAGCCGGAGAACACCGACCCGTTCTGATCCTCCCGGAAACCCATACAGCCCGCCTTGACAATGTTGTCAGGTGGGCTGTATGCTGTAAGCAGACAGATCGAGGAGGAACACCATGAAGCACTTCCCCGGCCGCCACACCTGGGCCACCACCAGCGAGGTCACCACCCGCGCCACCGGATATCTGCGCATCGGTTCCGTCCGGGTCAACGTGGTCATGAAGCCCAAGACCACCAAGCAGCAGAAATGCAAGTGTGGCAAGCGCCGTGTCGTAGAGACCTGCCAGTGAGAGGGAACCCCATGCCCATCGTCGACTCGCCCGCAGTCCAAGCCCTGCTCGACGAGCAGGCCGACGCCCTGATCACCGACATCTACGGCCACGTGGAAGACCTGGAGCCCCGCGACTTCGTCCGCTGGCTTTCCGAGCGCATGTACGAGGACGCCCGCGTCGTAGCCAACCTGTCCCGCACCGAGCAGGAGTCCCAGCGATGAAACTCGCCATCATCTTCGAGGTCCCCGACGACCAGGCCGACGCGTACGCCGGAGTAGCCGCCCGCATGATCAAACACCACCAGTTCGCCACCGAGCAGGGCATCAGGCACTGGTCATTCGACCAGGAGATGCGCCCGGTCGCCGCCGCCCTGACCTCGGAAGCCGAACTGCTGCCCAGCCTCCGCTACCTCCTGGACTTCGACGAGGTCTACGCGCAGGCCAAGCGAGAGGACTGGGCGCGCGCCCAGGTCGCCGCCGCCGGGAAGTCCTGGAAGACGCACATGGCGAAGTTCGACGGGACTGTCCTGCCACGCTGACCGTCCTACCGGAAGAGCCGGGCTGACCACCTACGATGGTGGCCATGCCCGGCTCTTCTTTGCTGTACGCCATCTACCTGCTCGCCTTCGCGCGCCTGGTCGTCCTGATCACCTCCGACGTCATCACCCGCAAGCCCCGGCAGGCCATGATCGACGCGCTGGAGGAGCGCGGCCACGAGATGATCGCCTACCTGGTCACTTGTCCCTGGTGCGTCTCCATCTGGCTGGCCCTCCCCGCCGCCCCGATCATCTACGCTTACGGCCATCACTGGTGGCTGTTCGTGCCCGCGCTGGTCCTGGCGCTCTCCGCCTCTGCCGGTGCTCTCGCCCGCGTGAAGGGATAGACGGAGTGGGGCTGCTGAAGCGCAAGACGGTCCCTGCTGGAGGGATCGACGGCCCCGGCACGCGCCCGGCGGCCCTCACCGCCGCCGCCGTTCCGATCAACCTCGGAGACGCCACCTCCTGGCAGATGTTCAAGCTCGGCGACCACCGCTGGCAATGGGAGTCGTGGCGGCACTACGACATCTGTGGTGAGCTGCGCTTCGTCGTCAACTGGATCGGCAACGCCATCTCCCGGTGCCGCCTGTACGCCGCCGACGTCGCCGACGACGGCACCGTAGGCGACGAGACCAGCGACGCGCAGGCCAAGCTCATCGCCGAGACGATGTTCGGCACCCCCGCCGCCAAGGCGCAGGCGCAGCGCCTGATGGGCGTCAACATGATGGTCGCCGGGGACGTGTTCATCGTCGCCGAGGGCTACCAGAACACCGGCCAGGACGGCACCGCCGACACCGACAAGTGGTACGTGTGTTCCAGCTCGGAGGTGTTCCGGCGCGGGGACGACATCATGGTCCGCCGGTCGATCACCCACGGGGGCGGCACCTACAAGCTGGACCCCAAGAAGGATCTGCTGATCCGGTGCTGGAACCCGCACCCGCGCCGCCACGACGCCGCCGACTCCACCACCCGTGCCATCCTCCCGGTGCTGCGCGAGCTGGAGCAGTGCACGAAGCGCGTCTTCGCCGAGCTGGACTCGCGTCTCGCCGGTGCGGGCATGCTGCTGCTGCCCGACAACATCGACTTCCCGCGCCAGCCGGACGACCCGACCGGTATCGAGGGTCTGACGGCCGTACTCACGCGCACCATGGCCACCTCGTTGCAGCAGCGCGACAACGCCGCCGCCATCGTCCCGATCATGTTGCAGGCCAGCGTGGAGGCCCTGGACAAGATCAAGCACCTGACGTTCGACTCGCAGATCTCCGAGCATCTGACCGCGATGCGCGAGGCCGCCGTCAAGCGCATGGCGATGAGCCTGGACATCCCGCCCGAGGTGCTGACCGGCATGGGCGGCACGAACCACTGGTCGGGGTGGCAGATCGAGGAATCCTCGATCAAGATCCACATTGAGCCGCTGCTCATCCAACTCGCCGACGCCCTCAACGTCGGCTACTACCAGCCCGCCCTCAAAGCCGCAGGCGTCAAGAACCCCGAGAAGAAAACCCTCTGGTTCGACATCGCCGCCCTCACCGTCCGGCCCAACCGCTCCGACCAGGCCATGCAGTTCTCCGACAAGGAGCTGATCAGCGACAAGGCCGCCCGCGACAACGCCGCGTTCTCCGACGACGACGCCCCCTCCGACGAGGAGAAGGTCTACAAACTGGTCAGGGCCCTCGTGCTCGCGCAGCCCGCCTACGCGGGCGACCCCGAGGTGCAGAAGATCCTCAAGCTGCCGAAGATCTCCATGCCCGCGCCGCCCGCCCCGCCGCAGCCCGAAGGCGGCGACATGCTCAACCCGGGTGACCCCGGCTACGACGAAGCCGGAACCGAACCGGCCGACGCCGGGAACCGGCCCCTGCCAGGCCTGCCCACGGTCGCCGAGGCCGAGTCCGGTGGCGCTCCCGCGAAGGGCAAGGGCGGCCAGAAGCTCAGCCAGCTCGCCGCGTCCGCCAGCAACGCCGACACGGCCCTGTTCTACGCCGCCGACGGGGCTGTCCGCCGCGCCCTGGAGCTGGCCGGTGGACGGCTCGTTCCCGGCCCTCAGCGGGCCGCTTACGCCGTTCCGAAGCATGAGCTGCACACCCGGAAGGTCCCGACCGAGAACCGCGTACCGGCGCTCCTGGCGGGCGCATGGGTGTACGTGCGGGAGCAGGCCCCCGGGCTGGGCGTGGACGCCGACAGGCTCGAAGAGCTGCTGGGCGGCTACTGCACCGAGCTGCTGACCCGGGGAATGTCGCATGACCCGGAGCTGCTGCGGGAGACGCTGCAACGGACCCGAGAAGACCTCGCGCCATGATCGAAAACGTTGCCAGGATGAGGGCTGACCAGTGACCCAGCCGAACCTACCCACCGCCGCCGCACAGCAGCAGGCCGCCGTCGAGGTCTTCGCCCAGTACGAACCCCCGCTGTACGAGGCGTACCTGGAGATGATGCTGGAATGGCTCGCCGCCGTCCGCACCGCGATGTTCGCCGGTGGTGTCGCCAAGCTCGGCCTCATCCCCGACCCGCTGTCCGTGTTCGCCAAGACCCCCATGTGGAACGACCTCACCGACAAGTACAGCGAGGAAGTTGCCCGGGAAGTCCTGGCCAAGCCGTACGCCAACCTGTTCGCCGACGGCACTCTGTTCGAGTCGCGGCCGTTCGTCCGGAACTGGATCGCCGCACGCGCCAACCGGCTCCAGAACGTCCCCAACGAGGTATTTGGCCTCGTCCAGCACGTCATCGACTCCGGCACCACCAACGGGGCCAGCATCCCCGACGTCACCAAGCAGGTCCAGGAGCTGTTCGACGCCGCTGACGTGCAGACCTGGAAGAACCGGGCCCGTACTGTCGCCCGTACTGAGGTGGTCGGCGCGTACAACGGTGGCCTGTACGACGCGTTCAGCATGGTTGTCGAGGCCGACCCGGAGACGACCTGGGTGAAGCGCTGGCTGGCCACCGAGGACCACCGGACCCGGCCCGACCACAGGGAGGCCGACGGGCAGGCCGTGCCGTGGGGTCAGCCGTTCACTGTCGGCGGCTTCTCGATGATGTACCCGCACGACCCGGAGGCCCCGCCGCAGGAAGTCATCAGCTGTCGCTGCACGATGCTCCTCGAAGTCGCCGGGGAACCGACGGACATGAGCAATCGGGGCTACAGGGCGCTGTCCGCCGCCGTCTTCGGGTTCAATCCGCTGGAGAAGCGCGACAAGGACGGCAAGTGGACCAAGGGCGGCCTGCTCAAGTCGTTGGTCAAAGGCGGCAAGGCGGAGGCCAAGGACGCGGAGAGTGGAAAGGACGCGCTGAAGCTGCCCGAGGGCGCTGGCCCTATTCCCACATCCAAGGGAGTAGAGCATTACCACCTGAGGAATAAGGACCCCCGATACCAGGTCGCGGCGCGCGGAGACAACGCCATCGGGCAGTTCCCGCATATGGTCGACAAGCCGTTCGACCAGAAGATGGCCCTCAAGGAATACGCCGACGAGGGATACGCCCTGCTGAACAAGAACCTGGGCTCGGGGACCGCTGCGGCAGGATCGGCCAAGAAGCTGATGTCCGATCTCGACGCCGCGACCGCCTACGAGCCGCGCAAGCGTGACGCACTGCTGTGGCGAGGCATGCGCAATGCCCACCTGAAATTCCCCGACGCCTGGAATGGCGACATGACCGGACTGGAGTGGACTCAGAAAGGGTTCAGTTCCACCAGCGCCAAGCACGGCGTCGCCGCCTCCTTCACCAAGTACCGGGCCGGGGAAAAGCCTGAAGGGGGCGTCGTGATGCGCATTCTGCTGCCCAAGGAGGTGAAGGTTGGCGGGGTGAACATGACCAGCACGGGAAACGTCAACTGGGGGGAGCAGGAGGCGCTGCTCGGCAGGAACGTGCGATACCGGGTGACCGCTGACCACGGGTTCGATGACACCGGGCGGCGCATGCTTGACGTGGAGGTGATCCGGTGAAGGCGGCGATGGCGAAGCGCTGGGAGGCCGAGGACGAGCTGGTCTCGGACATCAAGGCACCCCCAAGATCGAAAACGAAGGAGGATGGGGCCTACGAGCCGTTCCAGGACGACGGCGGTCCTGTCGAAGTCACCAAGGGGCCAGGCAAGAAGCCCGCGCCCACCACCGTAACCACGTGGTCCCCCAAGATGTCGGCCCCGCCCGGTAACGTGCCCACCAAGGACACGGAGGAGTAGACGGTGGCGACGCTCGGGGACACGTACCGCGCCCATGCGGCGTGCACGCTGACCGCGTGCCTCGATCCGCTGCATCCCGGCCCGTGCAAGGGCTGGAAGGGCAACCCCGAGGAGGCGTTCCACCGCGCCACCCGGCACGCCAAGAGCGGCATCGGCGCGTACAACACCGCCCGCAGCACCCGGGGCGGCAAGGCGTCCCACCGCCGCGCCCTGCTCTCCTATGTCAACGGCTCCGGCCCGATCAACCGCTCCCTGCGCTTCTCCAAGGGCAGCGGCTCCAACGACCCGAAGATCGTCGCCGAGATCAAGGCCATGGACGACGCCATGGCCCAGTCCAAGCTGCCCAAGCCGATCGTCGTGCAGCGCGCCATCAGCCCCTCCGCGTTCGGCGGCATCGACACCAACCTCGACCTCACCGGCGTCGAGTACACCGACCACGCGTTCGGCTCGACCGGCACCGACCTCAGCCTGATCCTCAAGCACTTCCACACCACCTCCAGCGGCAAGAAGCCCCTGATCGCCGACATCACCGTCCCCAAGGGCTTCGGTGCGATCCGCGTTCCGCCGGGCCAGTGGGGTGACGAGAAGGAGATCCTGCTCGACCGGGGCGCGCACTTCCGCGTCGTCAAGGACCACGGCTTCATCGACACCCCCGCCGGACGGTTCCGGCACGTGCAGCTCGAAGTCGTACCCGGCAGCAAGCCGAAGGCCGGGCAGGTGGACCTCGGGGAGAAGAACCAGACCCACCGCGACAGCGTCACCGCTTCCGCCGACGACTGCCAGACCGGCGAGTTCTGCATGCAGACCCACAAGCCGGGCCTGTGCAAGGGCCAGAAGCGCGGCCAGACCGAGCCTGGTACGCAGCAGGAGACCGCGAAGAACCCGTCCACCGTTGCGAAGATCGCCGTCAAGGGGCTCACCAACGCGATCACCAAGGCCGAGCAGATCGCGCAGGCCAACGCCGTCCGGAACCCGAAGCTCGCCGCCATGGCCCGCAAGGCGGCAGCCGACTACCAGCAGGCGCTCAAGCCGCACGTGCAGACGCTGAAGGACGCCGCGAACGCCGACGACAAGGCGAAGCGCACCGCCGAGCAGGACGCCCGCCAGCAGGACTCCCTAGACAAGCGGGACCAGCGCAAGCGGGAGAGCCTGAAGAAGCGCGCCCAGGCCATCGTCGACCGCCGGAAGCGGCAGGCCGAGGAGACGGCGAAGTTGAAGAAGATGTCGCCGAAGCAGCGCGCCGCGTACCACAAGGCGAAGTCGGAGGCCGCGCGCAAGCAGCGCGAAGCCCGCGAGAACAAGCTCATCAAGCAGGCCAACGCGGCGTAGCGCAGCCCCCATGATCGAAAACGATCTGTAGCATGGCGGCATGAAGCTGGGCGATGCGCTGATCTCCGTCGGCGGAAAGTGGACGAAGGCCATCGAGGTCGAGTTCCACGGAACGATGGCGACAGACCAGACCTTCCCGTCGCCGACGACGTACAACATCCCGCCCGCCATGTTCGACGACCTGGAGGCGTCCGCCGCCGCCGTCGACAAGGTCTGCTCGCTGGTCGCCTCCGCTATGCCGGGCATGCCCATTCCCGACGCCTCGTTCGCCCTGGCCGTCCACGCCGCCCTGTACCAGGACGACGACGCGCACGAGACCTGCTCGCTGACCGCGTGCCTGAACCCGCTGCACCCGGGCCCGTGCAAGGGCTGGAAAGGCAACCTGTTCAAGGTCGCACCGAACGCCTACCACGCCCTGGAGTCCGCCCGCGTCGAGAAGGCCAACAGTGCCCGGCTGAAGAAGATTCAGGCGCTCAAGGACGCCGGGAAGCCGATCCCGAAGAAGCTGCTCCAGCCGATCGTTGCCAAGCCGCACCCGCACGCAGGCAAGACCGCCAACGCGGCCACCGGCGAGGCCCACCACGCGGGGCAGGCCGTCACCGATGCTGCTGGCGTGCACGTGCAGATGCCCGGGAAGGTTACCCTCGGGCAGGCCGTCAAGCAGATCAAGGCCACCGACGCCACACCGGATAAGGGGCCGAAGGGTAAGAAGCCGACGGTTGCCTCGAAGGGCATCGCGGCCGTCATCGCGCAGGAGAAGGTTACCCCGCAGTACAAGCTCGACAAGGCCGCGAAGATCACCCCGGAGCAGTGGAACGCGCTGTCCTCCGACGAGAAGTCGATCGTTCGTGGCGAGCTGGCCAAGATCCAGACGGAGGGCTTCGGGCCGCAGCAGAAGAAGGCCACCGAGCTGTTGGACGCGCTCCCCGCCGAGGGCCTGAAGGGCGGCGGCACCGACACCGTCACCACCCCCAAGGGCCTAGTCGTCCAGAAGGTGAGCCTCAAGGAAGCCGCGACTCCGCCGACGCTGAGCGACAAGGTCGCCAAGGTCAAGGAGGAAATGAGCAAGGGCACCTCCCTGGCCGACTCGATCAAGAAGGTCACCGGCAAGGAGCCCGTTCTGCCGGAGCCGGAGACGCCCGCGAAGGCGAAGATCCACACCTACACCGTGACGCACAACGGCGTCACGTACACCCGCAAGAGCAAGCACGTATACACCCACGCCGCCGTCATCCAGAAGCCCGACGGCACCTCCGAGGTGTGGTCGTTCCACAAGAGCGAGGAAGCCGCCCTCAAGAACGGCGGCGGCCTGACCGCCGAGGCGAAGAAGAACGGCTTCAAAGTCCTCGCCGCCCTGCCGGTTACCAAGGTTGAGCCCGGCAAGAAGAACGAGCCCAAGGTCCCCGACGTGGAGCTGCCGGAGGAGCCCAAGGCGCACGCCGGGGCCAGCAGCGCCGCGCAGGCCGCCGCCATCGCCACGATCTCCGACGCCATCCCCGGCATCAAGTCGATGCCCGAGGGTGCCTCAGCGAAGCTGGTCGAGGCGTTCGACAAGCTCAAGGCCAAGGGCAACCTCGAAGACACGCCACAGTTCAAGGCGGCCGTCAGCGCGCTGGCCAACAAGGCGCTCAAGGTCGCCGCCGAGGACAAGATGCCGGGCCTGGGCCACGGCGACAACGACGCGCACATCGGGACCTTCCACAAGGAGATCTCCGAACACATCCTGGCGGGCAAGCCGGGCCTGCCGCCGCTGGTCGCAAAGATGGCCGCCCACCACGAGGCTGCCGCCCCGAAGAACGTCAAGGAGGGCATCGAGCAGGCCGCGAAGGCTGCGCACGATGAGAAGGTCGCCAAGGCGAAGCTCGGCGAGCTGACGCCGGGTACCCCGGGAACGGTCACCACCCCGTCGGGCAAGACGTACCAGAAGGTGGAGCTGAAGCCCGAGACCCCCAAGATCGAAAACGCTGCGGAGTCCGCGCCGAAGGCCCCTGAACTGCCCAAGCACGTCCAGCACGCGGTCGACATCGCCAACCACGAGGCCCCCGGTGCGGGCCTCTCCAAGAACCACCTGGCGGCGTACCAGAAGCTGTCCCCCGAGGAGTTCGGCAGCCTGCCCGAGGCCACCCAGGGCAAGATCCTCCAGGAGCTGGAGAAGGGCCAGACGAAGTTCCTGGACCCGAAGAAGATCGCCGCGTCTAAGGAGCTGATCACCAAGTTCAAGGCGGGCAAGGCCAGCATCCCCGCTGCGCCGGAGGCGGCCGAGCCCGACTTCTACGCCAACATGAAGGACCACAGCGTCACCGACGCCCAAGCGAAGAAGGCCGCCGCCGGGCAGCCGGTCGCCGCGCACGCCGCCGTGGCCAAGGAGTACGCGGGCCTGGAGACCACCGACCAGCCGGACGTCATGGCCCACCAGCTCGCCGCCAAGGAATACGGCAAGAACGTCCTGGCCAACTTCACCGCCGGGGAGCCGCTGGAGGCGCTGAAGGACCCGGCCGTGCAGCAGGCCGCCCAGAACGTCCTCGACACCGTCACCGCCGTCAAGCAGGCGCAGCTCATCGGGCAGGCGAAGAAGAACGCCTACAACAAGATCGACAAGGTGCTGAAGGGTGACACCGGCCAGCTCTCCCCGATTCAGAAAGCGTCCCTCGCCGAGTACCAGAAGTACCTGCTCGCGCACCCGTCGAAGACGGAACCCGCCGACATCACCGAGCTGCAATCCGCCGTCCTCGACGCCACCGACGACCTCAAGGCCAAGCTGAAGGCCGCCAAGGCTCCCAAGGCCGCCGACATGACCCCGGCCCAGCTCGACTCCAAGGTTGCCGAACTGCTTGGCCCGGACGCCGTCAAGCCGCAGGTCAACCTCAGCCTCGCCGAACTGAAGGAGGCCAACGCCACCGGCCAGAAGATGGCCGAGCTGGGCACCGAGAAGTACAGCAAGGAGACCCTGGAGAACCCGAACGTCGCAGCGAAGCAGAAGCTCGTCGCGCAGTACGCGGGACAGCTCGCCGCCACCTCCGAGAACAGCAAGAAGCTCAACGA